GTTATTTCAGACACAAAACTTTAGTCCTACCGAAGTTAATTTTGACCCTACTAATAAGTTACGTACGTCTAGCCCGCAGGCTTTGATTGATACTGACTTTGAGTATGGTACTCAGGTTTCTAAATGGGAAAACCTTGCACTTACTAATAATCGCCCATTTGCTTATGCTGACCCTACGAGGGTTTTTACTAGCACTTCATCTGTAAGTATCTTGTCGATTACTGCTACTACTACACGTACGGTAACTGTTGTATTTTCTGCTGCACATACTTTGGTTGCTGGCGATCCTATTATTGTTCAGGATACTTACTACCCACAGTGCAATGGTACTTTCTCTGTTGATACAGTAACTACAACCACTGTTACTAACGATACTTTGACTTTTACTGCTCGTAGTATTCCAGGTTCTACTGGTTCTATCTTTGATGCCAACAAGACTCAAATTACCAAGGGTCTTATGTATACAGGTGCGACTATTGGTTCTGCTCCAACGATTACTACTTCTGGCAACGCTGTAACTGTAACCACTACAATCCCTCATGGTCTTAACGTTGGCAATGAAATTATGATTAAGGGAATTACGGGAACTAATCCTCCTAATGGCTCTTTTATTGTGGCTCGTGTAGTTTCTCCTGTTCAATTTCTTTATTATGCTGCAGCAGCTCCATCTGGTTTGACTACCACTGCTGCTGGTGTTTTTGCTCGCCCTCCAGCAGCTATTCTGCACCGTCCTTTTGACGGTGGTGTTATTTTTTCATCTAACGGAACTTCTAACTACGAAAGCGCTGTACGTCAGACGCGTCGTTATTTCCGATACCAGTCGGGTAAGGGAATTCAGTTTTCTTCAGGCACCATTCTTAAACCTAATTTTCAAATTGATTCTTTAACTTCTGATGGCGCTGTTGTAACTGTTAAGACTAAAGATCAGCACAATATTCAAACTGTTCCGCCAGATACTACTATTACTGTTACTGGCGCAAATGAGTCTGGATTTAACGGTACTTATCAGGTAACGGCTATTACTGGATACAACTCGTTTACTTACACCCCTGCTGTTGCTCCTGGTAATGGCGTTAAAGCTGCTGGAAACTATTACGTCAGTACTTCTGGTTGGTGGGGAGCAGTTAACCGACTTGGTATTTTTGACCAACAAAATGGTTTGTTTTTTGAGTTTGATGGCCAGCAACTATACGCTGTTCGTCGCAATTCTACATATCAGATTTCTGGTCGTGTTGATGTAACAAACGGATCTAATACCGTTACCGCTACTACTGTTGCTAGCAGCGGATTTCCTACGGTTTTTGCAAAGCAATTAACTCCTGGCGATTACATAGTTATTAAAGGCCAGTCATACCGAGTTGATGGTATCGCTGACGATTCGACAATGACTGTTAGCCCTTCTTACCGAGGCGCTACTGCATCTGGCGTTATCGTTTCAAAGACGATTGACACTAAATACCCTCAATCATCTTGGAATCTTGACCGTATGGATGGTACAGGTAATTCTGGGTTTAAGATTGATCTTACTAAAATGCAAATGTTCTACATTGATTACTCTTGGTATGGTGCTGGATTTATTCGTTGGGGTCTTCGGGGTACTGACGGTAACGTAACCTATGTTCATAAGATTCAAAATAATAACGTAAACCAAGAGGCTTACATGCGTACAGGTAACTTGCCTGGTCGTTATGAAACAGCCACTATTCCGCCTGTTTCTTTAGTCAATTCATCTATTGCTTCTGGGGATACCGTTATTAATGTTCCTGACGCATCTAAATTTCCTACGTCGGGCACTTTGTTAATCAAGCAATACACTTCTGCTACCGCAGCAACTTTTGAGCACGTTTATTACTCTGGTCGTACTGCTACACAGTTCCAAGGTATAAGTCGTGCTGTAGCATTTGCTACTGCTACTCCAGCTTCACAGTCAACAACATCTAATATTTTGCAATTTGCTTCTGGAACAATGCCAACTGTAAACATTGGTCAGCGTGTTGTGTCAAGTAACTTGTCTACTTACAATGACGGTACTTTTGTTGTTGGGGTTGACAATGTTAACTTCACGGTAACTATTAGTATGCCTCCAATGACTGGCACTCCGGTTGCAACAACTTTTGTGCCTATGAGCGGAAACGCTGGACAAACGTTTACTTATTCGTCTACTCGGCCTATCACTGTTGAATTGGCTTACCCTACTCTTGGCCCAACCATTTCTCACTGGGGCACATCAGTAATTATGGATGGTCGCTTTGATGATGATAAGTCGCTTTTGTTTACATACGGCATGGTTGCTGGTGTAGCAATTGGTGCTGGATTATCTGCTGCTTTGTTTAGCATTCGTGTAGCTCCGTCTGTTGATAACGGTCGCGCAGATGCTTTTGGTAACCGTGAATTAATTAACCGTATGCAGTTGGTTCTTCGTACGCTTGATGTTTCCATGCAGGCTGCGGGTAATCTTTTGGTAACAGCTGTATTGAATGGCAAGCCATCCAAGTCAACTGCTTGGACCTCATTGCAGTCTCCTACTTCTAGTCTTGCTCAGATTGCTTTGCATGACCAGTCAGGGTCTTTAACTACGGTTACTGGTGGTGAAGTTACTGGTGGTTTCTTCGTAGGTAATACTGGATCTGTGGATTTGAATACTGTTCGTGATTTGGGTAATGCTATCTTAGGTGGTGGTGCTGCTAATGCTGACGCCGCCATTTATCCTGACGGTCCAGATACACTGACTATTGTGGTAACAAACGTAGGTTCTGGCTCATCAACTGTGTTGGGTCGTATTGGTTGGACGGAGGCGCAGGCGTAATGTGTGCGTCTTGTGGTTGTGGTTGTAAGCACGGTATTGCAGCAAAGGGCTGTAACTGTAAATGTAAAGAGTGCCGGGAGGCTCGTATGTCTGTAGAAAAATCTCACCTTATTCGTAAGGCTTACCGTGGCTTTGAGGCTATTGCTGATGCTGTTTATGATGATGTGCATGCTGATGATTTGCTTGTTGATGATTACGGTAATGTGTATGTAATTTTTGACGAAGATGTTGAAAAGGCTGATCACAGTAATTCAAATGTTGTTTTTGGTAGTGGCGCTGTAGGTGCTGCTGGTGCTGGTGGTTTTGCTGCTTATGGTCATCATCAGGGTCGTAGTAGTAAAAAGAATCTTGCTGAGGTTGAGTCGCATTTGCGTGGCGCTAAGACTGCTGATTCTTGGCAAAAAAATGGTGGAAATGTTTATCGTGAGTTTGCTGAGGAAGCTAAGCATAAGGCTGCTAAGCAATTGCGTCATGCTAATACAGCTCGCAGTCATGTGAAGTATTGGGCTGGTGCTGGTGCTATTGGTGGCGCTGGTGGTCTTGGTATTCGCGCTATGGAAAACCGTAAGGTCGAGAAAGCTGATGATCGTCACCGTCATGCTAAAATTGGTGCTGGTATTGGCGTTGCTGGTGCTGCTGGTTTAACTGCTTCACAGGCTAAAGAACTTCGTATGGGTCATGCTGTTGGCAGGGCTATTGGAATTTCAAACAATTCAATGAATCGTGCTTACGCAAAGGGTCTTGGTCGACGCTTTGGTCTTGCAGCTGGCACTGGCGCTCTTGGTGGTGCTGGTGTTGATTACTTGCGCAATAAAGATAAGGTCGAAAAGGGTATTCCTCGTGCTATTCAGGCGCGTAAGACTGGTGGCGCTTATGGTACTGCTCGTCGTAAGGCTAATCGTGCTGGTCAGGATGCTGCTCGTGCTTTTGCTATTGATGCTAAGAGGCCAAACTTCTTGACTCGTATGCATGGTGAAACTCGCAAGATTCGCGGCGGGCAAGCTCGTGATGAGGCTCGCAGCATGATGGATGATCGCAACTAATCTAAGTTAGGATTGTCCTATGTCGTGGACGTATAGTGGTAATCCGGGTGCTTCTGAAAAGGATCAGGTTCGGTTTTATTTAGGTGATGTCGATGCGACGTTTCCTTTATTAACTGACGAGGAAATTACTTTTCTTATTTCTCAGTGGGATGATGCGTACAATGGTGCTTTGTATGCTGCGGCTGTTGCGGCTGAAGTTATTTCTGGTCGTTTTGCTCGTGAGGTAAGTGTTTCGGCTGATGGTGTTTCTGTTCAACTGAGTGAATTGCAGGACCGTTACAATAATCTTGCTTCTTCTTTGCGTGACCAGTACAAGGCTTTGTATGGGTTCTTTGATCCTGTTACTGCGGCTAATATTTTGGATGATAATTTTGACCCATCTATTAAGCCTTTGGTGTTCGGTATTGGGTTTAATGATAATTATCTTGCTGGTCGTCAGAGTTATGGCGATTTTCATCCTGGGCG